TGGAGGTGGAGCATTTAGTGGTAAGGATTCTACTAAGGTTGATAGAAGTGCAGCTTACATGGGAAGACGAGTTGCAGTAGATATCTTAGAAAAAAGACCAGAGGTACAAGAAGTAATGGTTCAACTAGCATATGCAATTGGATATGACCAACCACTTCAAGCAACTGCAATAGTTGATGGAGAACACGAATTTATCAAAGGATATGATTTATCACCTAAAGGAATCATTGATTTTTTAGAACTTACAAAACCAATATTCGCATCTACTGCTGGGTTTGGACACATGGGTGCAGGATTTAATTGGAAATAAATTAGGATATATGAAATAAATTTCGTATATTTGTATAACAAATGATTAAGATGAGTAAAAAATATAAAGTAATTTTGATTAGTGGAGGATTTGACCCTGTACACAAAGGACACATACAATGTATCCAAAAAGCTAAAGAGTTGGCAGATGAGGTTTGGATTGGATTAAATAACGATAAGTGGTTATATAGAAAAAAAGGTAAATCTTTTATGAAAGAAGGGGAACGAAAGTTTATCATGGAATCATTAAGAGATGTAGATTATGTTTATGTAATGAATCCACTTATACATGGTGATGATACAGCAATTGATTTCATTGACCATGCAAAACATAAATGGAATACTACATATAGTGATGATATAAACGGTAAAATGGCATTTGGTAATGGTGGAGATAGAACAGAAACAACTACACCAGAAAACGATGTATGTAATACATACGGAATAGAATCAGTATGGGGGTTGGGTAAAAAAGTACAATCATCATCTTGGTTATTAGAAAAATATTTAAACATAGCAGAATAATGGATATAGAAAAATTAGTAAAAGAGTTTCCAAACGATATGGAACTTGGAAAAGAAGTAAGACATAGATACTTCGAGGCAACAAAAGATATAAAAAAGTTTTTAGAAAAATATAAAGATTGTAAAATTTACGAATCACCTGATGGGGGTAAGACAGTATATGTTAGGGGATTTGGTGAACCCATATCAACACGAAAGCTATCAACACCACAGTTAAATTTATTTGATGAGTAATTTTCTTGGTAAAATAACATTTTCAAAAAAACAATGCGATGAGTTACTCTTATTAAATGCAGGATTTAAAACTGTTGATAATATCAAAAGCTTTAAATATGGTAAAGTAACAAGCATGTCTAAATATGGTAAAGTAACAAGCATGTCTAAATTAGAAAATATAATTTTACCAAAAGTAAAAAAATGGGGAATTTTTACATTAAAAAACTCCACACCAATGTTTATTAAGTATTCTAAGGGAGATGAATTCAAAAAACATATTGATTCAAATCATGGAATAGGAGAAACAGGAAAAAGAGTATTTACGTTAACCATACAATTATCAGATAGTAGTGATTACACAGGAGGAGACTTCAACGTATATTTCCACAAATCCAATATGAGTATTTTTTCTACTATATTAAAAGAAAGAGGCACAATGGCCATCTTTAAAGCAGAAAAAATTCACGAGATAACTAAGTTAGAATCAGGAAATAGAAAATCAATTGTTTGTTTCCCAACTAAAAGTGATATTACAATTAAAAAAACAAGTATATTATGACATTAATAAAAAATCCAAATAAACTAAGAAAAGTATTACTACCTACTAAGATGTCTCAAATAGATATCGATAAAATTGGTGGAAAACTAACTAAGGAATTAACCAAACATGGAGGACTTGGATTATCTGCTAATCAAATTGGTTTAACCGATAGGGTTTGTTTGATAAATGTAAAAGAACCACTATTACTTGTTAATCCACGAGTAATTGAAGTATCAAAAGAAACGGTTGCTTATGTAGAGCAATGTTTATCTTTAGATAAGACAATGCGTAAACCAATTAAAACAATAAGACATAAATCATTTACACTAGAATGTGATAACTTAGGAACAGTTGTCTTCTCACCAGAAAAAACAGAATGGAAGGATTCTAACGAATTCTTTTCAGATGAAGGTTTATTAGAATGTGTTTGTGCTCAACATGAGTTAGACCATCTTAATGGAATTCTTATAACGGATTCTACGAGAAGATATAGTGAAACAGTTATACGAGGAAAAAAATACGGCAGAAATGAAAGAGTAATGGTTAAATTGTCTGATGGTAGTACTGAATTTATGAAGTACAAAAAGGCAGAAACATTAATTTCCCAAGGAGCTGAAATCTTATAAATTAAACTAAAAATGGGAAAACTTATATTTACATATACAGATAAAGACTTTATAGAGAACAATAGAGAGGCGAGTAAAATAGAATTCGATGTACCCGATGATATGGATATACACGAATATAAAGTCATCTGTGTAAGAATGGCATCTGCCATCGGTTATCAAGAAAAATCAATAACAAAGGCGTTTGGGGATTTAATCTATGGAGATGATAATCCAAATACCATAAAAGAATTATTAGATGAGCTTAATATTACAAAAATTGGAGATAAAAAAATTAAACGATAGGGTATTAACTCAAAACGTTATTTTACAAACTCTCGTTGATATTATAATTGATAGTGGAATAATTTCAGAAGAAAAGTTAGAAATAAAAATAGAAAAAAATATTGAGAAAACACAAGAACTTCTCAATAGTTTTGATAAAGAAACTGATTTTCAAGAAAACTCAGAGGAAGTTATGGGTTCAATGTACTTCGGCCCACATGGAGAAGCCTAAAAATATATAACATTTTATTTGGATATATGGAATATTTTTCGTATATTAGTAGAATAATATGTTTAATTACAGGGAAACCTTATGAAAAAGCAACTAATATTTACGGCAATAGTTTCACTATTATCGTTTGGAATGATAGATTCCGCAGTAACAAAAGATAAATCACATAATCAAGTTGAATTAGTTGATTTACAAAAAGAAAGAGAAGAAGAACTCAGAAAAATTGAATTAGAAAAGATTAGAGTATATGAATACCATCAACAACAATTAGATAGCTTTCTAAATGCTATTGGGCATAGAGAATCAACAAATAGATATGATGTTGTAAACCGATGGGGGTATATGGGTAAATACCAATTTGGAAGAAGTACTCTAAAAGGATTAGGATTCAAAGTAACTAGAAAAGAATTTTTATCTAACCCACAACTACAAGAAGAAGCAATGATGGCTTTATTATTACACAACAAAGAAAAACTACAACTTTATATTGATACCTTTGATGGTAAAACAATTAATGGTATGTTGATTACTGAAAGTGGAATATTAGCAGCTGCACATCTTGGAGGACAGGGTTCTGTAAAAAGATTCTTTAAAAATGGTAGAGTTTTTAGAGATGGAAACGGAACAAAAATAACATCGTACATGAAGAAATTCAGCGGATACGATATACAATTAAAACACAAATTACAATCATGATAGAATTATTAACAGCTCATAACATTATTATAGGAGTTTCGGTGATATTAAACTTAATATTATTAGTAGGTGTACGAAACCTTTTAAGGCAAAATGAACAACTAGAAGATAGGCTTATTGGTACTATTATCTCTATTAGAGATAGAGTAGGTAATTCACTTAATAAAATGAGAGAACTTGATACTAAGGAAGTTTTTGAAAAAGATGACGAAGTTGGCGTGACTTTCCAAGAAATTAAAAAAGTTGTTGAAGATTTAAATAATCAAATATAAATTATGCCAAGACCAAGAAGAAAAAAATCCAAGATATATTTTGGAAGCCCAGCTCAAGAAGCTATAATTGAGTATAATGCATCAGAAGACTTTGAACACAGGTCTAAAGTATATGAAGAACGAATTAAATATCCATTCGAAAAACTTGCAGAAAATGTTATTAATACATTCAAGTTTTCTTATTTCGATGTATCAAAAAAAGATATCCAAACAGAAGTAGTTTCTGTAATGGTAGAAAAAATGCATATGTTTAAACCTGGAAAGGGAAGGGCATTTTCTTACTTTACTATTATTGCTAAGAATCATTTGATTCTAAAAAATAACGGTAACTACAAAAGATGGAAACAAAATTCCTTATTATCAGCAATGCCAGAAACTTGGAATCCTGAAAATGATTTCTTCGAAGCAGAAGAGAATAGTGAATTTAAAGAATTTAAAAATATAATGTTAAAGTATTGGGATGAAAATTTAGCTACTATCTTTAATAAGAAGCGTGATTTACAAATAGCAGATGCAATACTTGAATTATTTAGAAGAAGTGAACATATAGAAAACTTTAATAAAAAACATCTTTACTTACTTATAAGAGAGATGACTGATTGTAAAACTCATTATATTACTAAAGTTGTAAATGTAATGAAAAAGTATCAGAAAAAAATGCTAAATGATTATCATGAATATGGTGAGTTTAGAAACCCATCAAAAAAAGATTTTTGGGAAAAGGAAGAAACACCTACTGAACCAGAAAACCCTTATATAGATAACGAATACTTGTAGAGAAATGAAAAGTGGTTATATTTTAGGAATAAGTTGTGGATATCACGATTCAGCAGCTTCATTAATTAAGGATGGTAAAGTATTGGGTGCGTGTGAAGAAGAAAGATTCACAGGAATAAAACACGATTCTTCATTTCCAATAAACACTATTAATTGGTTGATGGAAGAATATACAGTTACACCTGCTAATTTAGAGGCAATAACTTTTTACGAAAACCCTAAATTGAAACTTGATAGAATTTCACATTCAACCAAAAAGGGTGGATGGAAATATTTTTTTAATAGATTAAAAATAATATCAAGAAATAAAAATGCATATAAAGATTTACAATCTCAGATAGAAAGTTTAAGAGGAGAACATACTCAATTATATTATTGTGACCATCATATGTCTCACTTGGCTTATTCATACTACACTTCGGAATTTAAAGAAAGTGCATTACTTTCTGTTGATGGAGTTGGTGAGTGGGAAACAACTTCTACTGCAAAGGCCTCTGATAATAATATAGATAAATTGAATTCTATAAACTTTCCTCATTCATTGGGGATGTTATATTCTACAATAACTTCATTCTTAGGATTTAAGCCAAATGAAGGTGAGTATAAGGTAATGGGATTAGCTCCTTATGGAAATGCATCAAAATACGTTAAGCAGTTTAAACAATTGTATAAAGAGACTGCTTCTGGTGGATTCGAATTAAACATGGAATACTTCACATATGAATATTCTGATAAAATTATGTTTAATGAAAAGTTACCACAGCTATTTAAATTACCAAATAGATTACCCGAAGATGAGTTAACCCAAGAACACAAAGACTTATCAGCTGCACTTCAGTTTACTTATGAACATTTATTTTTTAGGTTATTAAACAACTTACATAAAGTAACGAAATCTGATAATTTATGTTTGAGTGGTGGATGTGCATATAATGGTACTGCAAATGGAAAAATACTAAATAAAACAAGATTTAAGAATTTATATATACCACCAGCTCCTTCAGATGCAGGTTCTGCTGTTGGATGTGCATTACATTACTATTATTCAAATACAATAGTAACAGATAGAATAAGTAATATCAATCCATACTTAGGCCCATATTATTCTAATTCTGAAATACTTGATGCTTTATCTAAGTATGATAAGGATGTGTGGTTTGAGAAAAAACTATACGAACAAATTAGTAGTATTATTGCAAAAGAAATTCATGAAAATAATGTTATAGGGTGGTTTGAAGGTAGAATGGAATTTGGTGCAAGAGCATTGGGCAATCGTTCTATACTTGCAAATCCAAGAGACCCTCAAATGAAATCTCGTTTAAATATGATGATTAAAAAAAGAGAAGGATTCAGACCTTTTGCTCCAATTGTACAACAAGAACACTCAACTAAATTTTTTGATTACGATTATAATGTACCCTATATGAATCAGGTAGTTAAAGTGAAGCAAGAATTTGTAGAACAGTTGCCATCTATAACTCATGTAGATAACTCGGCAAGAATACAAACATTAAACAAAAACCAACAAAGGCATATGTATCAATTACTTTCAAAATTAAATGAAATTAATGGATATCCAATTGTTATCAATACATCATTCAATTTAAAAGACCAAACAATGGTATTAACTCCCGAAGATGCAATTAAAACATTTTTAAATTGTGAGATGGATACCCTGGTAATCAATAATTTTATTGTTAAAAAGAAAATAATTTAATTATAACTTCTAAATAATTTATTAAAAACCCTTCCTTTTTGGTGGGGTTTTTTTGTACATAAATATATAAACCCCAAATACACTTCTCTAATTGGGTATTGAATATATATTAGAATTTTTTTCATTGTATATACCATAGTTATTAAGTGGATATCCCTTAGTTTTGCAAGATGGAAAAGTTATTTACATTTAATTAAAACAAAAGGAGAACATTATGGAATTTTTGAAAAAAATAGGCTCTTGGGCTGACGAATTAACGAAAATCGGTATTAGTATCATTGCTTTGGGAGTAGTATTTGAAGTACTCTTTAAAGGAACAGATATCCCATTCTGGCCAGAAGTATCAGTAGTTGATAATATTATGGCTATTTTAGGAAGTCTGAGTGCTGAAGGTCTGTTAGGACTGGTAGGTGTTTTTGTACTATACAAAATCATTAAGAAGTAAGGATTAGAAGTAATTCTAATAACGCGTTGAAGATTAAACCTCACCCTAAAAAGTGAGGTTTTTTCGTTTACTATATTTATATGCAACTAATATGGTATAATTATGAGTATAGATTTCGAATTATTTCCTGGCAAAAACTTAAGTGGACTGTTTAAAGATATCTACGATAATCAACAGAACAAGAAAGAAAGAATATCAGAACTGATTGCAGAGATGCGAAAGATAATCAGACATGCAGGAGATATGGCAGTTATCGGCCCTATCTTAAAAGATTTAATTGACTCATCAATCAGAAATGATGAATCACTAATAAAGATGAGTGCAATTGCACAAAGAATCATAGGAGCAGCACAAAAATCAGAAGGAGATTCTGGTTTTCTTTCTGATATTGAAAAGGAACAACTTTTAAAGCAATTAGATGAAACTATATCAGAAGTTGTTGATGAAAACGATTTAAAAGTCGATGAACTTACTAATGAAATAGAAGAACTCAAACAAAAGGTAAATACAAATGAGTAGATTACAACAAGCTAGTGGTAGGGTTTCAAAAGCTACACGAAAGAAAGTTCTTATTGGAATTGTTCTTGATGTTGTAATGAATGAGGAGAATGATATAATCTCCGAAGAAGCTAAAAGATATCTTATTGGTTCTGCAAAAATAAGAAGAGTTGATGATGTTACTTCATCTCCCAATCAATTAAGATATTATCCACCACACGATTATACTATCTTGGATTTACCTGTAATAGGTGAAACTGTGGAATTAGTTGAACGAGCAAATTCAACAACAGTTTATAGAAGAATTGGAAACAATAGACCTAATAGTGGTAATATTACCAATGATATTGATAATGTATTAAATCCAATTAAGGATGATTCAGACTCAGGTGGAGATTACTCTACCTCATCTCAAACAGGTACACCATCTTCTTCAGGAGGAGGTGAATCGGAATTTAAAAATGAATACTTTGAACCAACTCAACAAAATCCATTAAATTTATTTGAAGGAGATAAAGTTGTACAATCTCGTTTCGGCCAATCAATTCGTTTTAGTGGTTATAATAATGTAGATAATGTTTTAGCACCTACTATTATAATAAGAAATAGACAAGGTTCTAAATCATTGGATGAAAAGACTCCAACCGAGTTCATTAATGAAGATATAATAGATGATGGTTCAGTTATTGTATTGGCAAGTGGAGAACATTTATTAGAATTCACTCCTGGCCAGATTGATACTCCAATGGAGACTACTCCAATATATGCAGAAGAACCTGAATTAAAAGGAACTGACCAAGTTCTTATTAATAGTGGTAGAATTATTTTATCATCCAAGGATTCTGAAATGTTATTTTACTCCAAAGGAAATTACTCATTTATATCAGATGGTAAATTCACAATTGATAATGGATTAGATGGTGCTGATATGGATTTTAATGGAGATGTTTTAATTACTACCAACGATAATAATTTTACAATAAATCCAGAAGGTGGAACAGGAGAAATCTACTTAAATACAGACTCAACCGATGAACCATTGGTTAGAGGTGAGACTCTACTTGATTTGATGGAACAATTAATAGATGCTATAAATGCTCAAATATTCTCAACACCATGTGGCCCCACAATGGCCGGACCAAACAACCGAGGTGATTTTAATAAAATTAAATCTAAATTGAATACATTTCTATCAACACTTAACTATACGGAATAAGATATGTCATTTTCAGTATTCAAACAAAACATGAAAATGTATATGCAGAATCAAGAAGGTATAACGTCATCGGATGATTGGGCAAAAAAAGTTACTCAAGAATATGATATGTGTATTAAGAGGGGAAAACAAACTGTAAATAATATACCTATTTCAGCTGGTAATATTTCATTAATGGAAACATTGGTTAGGATTGCATTAAAACTTTCATTATCTAAGCAATCAGGATTACATACTTTTGCTGATGATATTGGTAAGGGAGTGGTTGGTTATTGGACAGGTGCAACACTACTGACAGGAATACCACCAATTATACCAGCAGATGTAAAGGCAATACAAAATATATCAACTACTGCAGCATTTACAACAGTACCAGGAACATGGTCACCGGTTGGGTTTTATAATCCAAATGATAGCTGGGATTTGTTTCTTGATGTATTGATTTCATCTATGATGATTCATTTAACAACTATACAAGGATTGTATATGACAGTATCGATATATCCAGGTGTACCTCCATTCGTTGCACCAGGTGTTTTGCCTTGGAATGGATTTACCGTTTAATAAATCAAATACATTTCCATAAAATCATTAAAGATATATTTATATTAAGATAAACAGAATTAAAATGAACAACAAACAATTAATAAAAGTAATAAGAACTCTTGTTGAGGTAGAAACTGCCAAACAACAAGAACGCTTTTTATCGAAAACTTTTCCAAAGATATTGGCAGAGGAAGTAAATAAAAGATTAAAAGAGGTGAAGGGGGGTGCTGCTCCTCCCTCTACGCAAGTCGTTAGTGAAGACATAGACCCTTTCCAACAAGTAGAACTTGCGTTAGAACAGGAACGAGCAAAAACAACACCTAAAAAACAACTTTCAAATAATCCAATATTAAATGAAGTACTAAATAATACAAAACCTTTCTCAAGTGCTCAAAGAAAGGGTTCAAGTGGAACAAAATCTGTATTAGATAGTTTACCAAAACAAACACAACAACCAATAGTTCAAGAAAATACCCACATACCTTCTTATATGGATGCAGAACCTGATATTAGCCAAACAGTTAGTATGGGAACATCTTTAGGAGCAGGTGGTACAGAAGCACTAAGAGCTCAGATGTCTCAAAAAATGGGATATGGTGATGTACGAAGAGGCCCTTCTAAACAAGGCCTTGGTGTACAAACTGGATTACCTGGTTTAGATAGGATATTGAATAGAGATAATTCATCACTTGTTAAGCAGTTTAAAAGATAGGAATAGATAAATGGCGTATGTTCTTGATAAAAAGATAGTAAAGGATACCGAGGAGTTTAATAACTTTGCGTATGGAATTACCTTGCCAGTACAGAATGGAAATGGCGGATTTTTTAATCAAGCATTTTCCTCTTTTGAACAGGCAAAAAGTAATTTAAAAAACTTACTATTAACAAGAAAAGGAGAACGTATATTCCAACCAAACTTTGGAACAGGTCTTCATGAACTGTTATTTGAGCAGCTAACAGATGAATTAGAAGCTAAATTAGAAAGTACAATAACTGATAGTGTAAACTATTGGTTACCATATATTGATATAGATGAAATAAATGTAAATATGACTGATGAGAATAAAGATAGAAATATCGCTGAAATGAATATAAAATTTAGTATAGGTGGTAGAGTAGAAACTTCAGAAGTAACATTTACAGTCGGGGGCTAATAAACAATGGCATTAAATAGTATAACAAAAAAATCAAATGCGGGTAGGGATATAAAATATCTCAACAAGGATTTCTCAAGTTTTAGAGAAAATCTAATTGAGTACGCAAAAACATATTTTCCACAAACGTATTCTGATTTTAACGAATCCTCACCAGGAATGATGTTCATAGAAATGGCATCTTATGTTGGAGATGTACTATCATACTACACAGATGATACTCTGAAAGAATCAATGATGTTATATGCTGAAGATAAATCAAATGTGATTGCTTTGGCTGAATATCTTGGATATAAATCAACAGTAACATCTCCAGCTATAGTTAGATTGGCTGTTTACCAAACATTACCTGCAACAGGAACTGGTGTAGATATAGGACCAGATTTTGATTATTGTTTACGAGTAAAAGAAGGAATGGTAGTAAAATCAAATGATGCACAGACATTATTTAGAACAAGTGAATTATTAGATTTTGCAGTTGAGGATGAGAGAGAAATCTCTATATATAAAAGTGATGATGGAGCACCAACAACATACTTAGTTAAAAAATATGTACAAGCAATATCTGCAGAGTTAAAATCTATTACTTTTAATTTTGGTAATTCCCCTCAACAATTTTCTAAAATTGATATAGGTGATAAAAATGTAATTGACATATATGATGTTAGAGATTCAAATGGAAACAAGTGGTATAAAGTACCATATCTTGCACAGGAGATGGTATATCTTGATTATCCTAACTCTGAACAAAATGATAAAGACCTTGCTCAGTTTAAGGATACAGTACCAAATGTTTTAAAAGTTATTAAAACATCTCGTAGATTTACTACTAAGATAAATGAAGATAATACAACATCAATTGTATTTGGTGGAGGTAACTCAACTTCTTCAGATGAAAGTTTAATTCCTAACTTTAAAAATGTTGGTTTAGGATTAAATTCTTCTATCGATAAGTTAGGCTCATCATTTGACCCAGCAAACTTCTTAAAAACTAAATCATATGGGCAATCTCCAACAGGAGAATTTACTATATCATATTTAGTAGGTGGTGGTGTAAAATCAAATGTAGGTTCTGGCAACCTAACTAACATTGAAACAATAGACTTTGATGAAGATAAGAAAACGTTCACAACAGCTGAAAAGGCTCTATATGATGTATCTAAGAATTCAGTAGCTTGTGATAACGAAGAACCGGCAACTGGTGGTAAGGGTGCAGAAACAATAGATGAGATTAGAGAAAATGCACTTGCAAACTTTGGTTCTCAGAACAGAGCAGTAACACGAAAAGATTATCAAGTAAGGGCATTATCATTACCTCCAAAATTTGGTGGTATTGCAAAAGCATACTGTGCTCCAGATGGTGAGTTAGATAATAACTCTCCTGCATCTATTTTACAAAATCAAAACTCATTAAATGAGTTTGTTGGATTGGTAGAATCATTAAAAGGTTCTGATAAAACAGAACAAGAATTAAAAGATGACGTTGTATCATTCTTAGCAGGAAAGAAGGGTGGTAATAGTGAAAAGAATAATCCATTTGCAATTAATCTATATATCCTTGGGTATGATTCAAATAAAAACGTATCTATACTAAACCAGGCAGTAAAACAAAATCTTAAAACATATATAAGTGAATTTAGAATGTTAACCGATGGTGTTAATTTACTTAATGGTTATATTATAAACATAGGTGTAGATTTTGAAATAAGAGCATATGGTGGATATAATAAACGAGAAGTACTTACAAAGTGTATTACTCAATTACAGGATTACTTCAACATAGATAATTGGACATTTAACATGGCTATTAATGTTTCTGAAATAGAATTATTAATTGCAGGTGTTGAGGGTGTTCAATCTGTACCAAAATGTGAAATTATTAACAAGTGTTTAGGAAATTACTCAGAACATTCATATAATATATCAGATGCAACTAAAGGTAAAATGGTTTATCCATCTTTAGACCCATCTATATTTGAAGTGAAGTTTCCAAACAAAGATATAAAAGGGAGGGTTATTTAATGTATTATTTTGTAACATCATCGAAAGATTCATCAATCTACTTACAACAACCTACTCAAAATACTGGTAGAGATGAAATATTAGAAATATCTAAAACCTATTATGGGAATTTAAAAGATATTTCTCGCAGTTTAATTCAGTTTAATACGAATGAAATATCCTCATCACTATCATCAGGTGAGATTACCGCATCGGCAGTAGAACTTGTTATTAGAGAATGTGCATCTGTTGAGATTCCAACTGATTATACAATCTATGCTTATCCTGTTTCTCAGTCATGGGATATGGGAATCGGAACTCGTTTTGATGAAATATCTACTGATGGGTGTAGTTGGAATAAGCGAACTTCATCAAGTAATTGGTTAATTGGTTCATCATCATTAGAAAGTTCGGGTTCATTTAATGGTAAGGGAGGAATGTGGCTGACTGGTTCTGCAACATCTCAATCTTTTTCATACTCATCTAGTGATATTTGTATGAATGTAAAATCTGTATTAGATAATTGGGTAGGTGGTACTATTCCAAATAATGGATTAATATTGAAACATGATTCGGCATTAGAAAATGATACTGAAGATTATGGCCAATTAAAATTCTTTTCAAAAGAAACAAATACAATTTACCAACCTAAACTAAGAATTGGTTGGGATGATTCTACTTATACTACTGGCTCTCTTACAGAACTTACATCGGATGATATTCATGTAACCTTCAAAAGATTAAAGACCAGGTATAAACGAGGAAGTAAACCTACAATCGGAGTTTTTGCAAGAGAGAAATATCCTCTTAAGGCTTACACCAACACTTATTCTTATAATGATATAAAATATTTACCAACAACTGTCTATTATCAAATCAAAGATGTATTGACTGGAGAAGTTGTAGTGCCGTTTCATGATAATTACACTAAGGTTAGTTGTAATTCTAATGGACATTATTTTACACTTAATTTACAAAATTGGGAAGTAAATAGAGATTATTATATTGAAATAAAAATAAATAGAAATGGTGTGGTTGAATACTTTGATGATAGAGATTTAACTTTCACAGTAGAATTATAAAATGGGTTTACACGACAAATATAGATTAAATGAACTTGTTAAAAAGGGTTCAAAGGCTATACCAAGAGAAGAAAAATCTCATAATCTTGTTGTGCGTAAAAGAGATAACAAGGAAGTACCCCATCAATTAAAGGCCGAAGTTGCTAAAAAATTCGTAAAAGATAAGATAAAAGGTAAACCAATAAATCCTTCTATTTTAAAACCAATAAAAAAAGAAATTCCATTTGGCCAAAAGCCAATCAAAGGAAAACAAATAACTCCACGATTTAAATCAGATTGGATTGAAGATGATGAATTTTATATACCAGATGTAAATCAATCATCTTTCGGAGGAGAAACTTCGGGATACTTAGAAAAACCAAAGTATAATGAGGAAGAGTTAGTAAAGGCACTCGATGTAAAAGTTGATGAACTGATTAAAAAGAAAAAACCCAAAAAGGGTGAATATATTCTTAAAAAAAAGTGGGAAGACTTACGAATAGAACTCGATATAACAATTGGAAAGTTAGAAGACCTTAGAGAAGAGTTAGAAGCACAAATTGCCGAAAACAGAATACTTATAACAGAAAATCAGGCATTACTTATTGAAACTGATTCGGCTCTATTACAAAGAGCGGCAGCTGAAAATGAAACAGAAGTAGCTAATGAACGATATTCAACTTTGTTAGATAACTTCCAACAATCTCTTGTTAAGGGTACTAAGGAAGGTATAGAGAGAGTATCTCTTACGGCACAAGTTAGAGGACTACAGGCTCAAAAAGAAACTCTTAAACAACAACTTGATGCTCAGAAACAAATTGTAGAAACTCTAAATCAGATAGAAGCACAAGAAGAGGCTCAGCAAGCAGAATCTGCAATACTACGTTCATTAAGTGGCCCTCCTAATTCATATGAACAACAAGGTGAGTATGCATGGAAGATACCAGAAAATAATATTAAAAATCAAGGACAACTTGATAATGATGATATATTTCATTTTACATCTCTTAGAAAATCATGGGGTTGGGATAATGGTAATGACTTAGAACTTTATAATTTTAATGATGAAAAAGAAGTTACATTTTCAATTCAGGTTCAAAAAGATGCAGGAGGACATGGTTCTCCATGGTTAGGGTTTAGTAAAATGAATGGAACAATACCTGCAAGAAGTGGTTCGGAGCCTGGTAAAACAACCTTAACTGCTAAAAAAATTAGAAAGGTTTCATCACCAAAGGGAAGAAAGAGGCACTTTAAAGATAAATGGACACTTACAATAGATGGAACTCAGTTTGTTAAGTATGGTAGAATGTATCGTAAACTTAGAAGTGGTGGTAAAGGAAACTAAAATATTATGGCAATAAAGGGATTTAAAAAAATAATCGAAAGAAAAGGGTACAAGGTTGACTCTGAAGATAGAAAGGTATTTGAAAAAGAAATATCTAAATCTAACTTTGGGTTGGGGTGCTCTGATATGATTGAATTTATCCTATATGATGCATCTGAAAACCAATTACCACAAGGAGATGATGGTAAAATGGTTAGGTATATCAATATAAATGATTCAAACATAAATGATTATTTTATTATATCTAATAACTTACAGACTAAAAAGAAAAATGATTCAGCTGAATTTATAGTTGATTTAGAAAGATTGATTACAGAAGCAGGATATTCTAATGGTATATTTAAAACACAAGTAACTTTATTAAACAGAAGAGCTGGAACAGAGGGTGGAGAAGATGATTCATTGTGGATACATGAAATATCACCATCACGAACTGAAATCAGAGTGTTACCTACTCGTGCAAGAGGAAATAACATAGATTTAGAACAAAGATACTCAACATTTACCGATGAAAAGAACTTTAGAGATGATATAATATATTATGTTAATATATTTATCGATAATTTAAACTTAGAAAGAATTTTAAGTAATTTTTTATTATCTAAGGGAAGAGAAACTGATGGTAAAAAATATGTTGACTTAATTAAATTAGAATTTAATGTACCGAGTTTTGAAATATTATTAAATAGAGTTAAAAGAAAGTTTATTCAATCAATGCAACATTACATTGGTAATAGGAATTGGAGAGTAAATGATATAAACTATGGAAAGCCAACTGGTGAAAGTATTAATTGTGTAGAGTTAACAATAAATGATATAACAAGTATTGCACAAACGTCATTAATTAATTGCATCGATTTTAATTTACCAAAACGAAATATACAGGTAGAAAGTATTTTAAGTAAAGATGAACAAATTACACTTGATAAAGTTAAGGATATTTTAAAAACCTCAACATCAAATAGTTCATATAATTCAACCATACCTGATAAAGTAAATGCAGTAGTAAGAGGATGTAATGATTCACAAGCAGAAAACTATAACCCATTGGCACAAGAAAATGATGGAAGTTGTAGATATAAAGAAGTTGAAGTTGAGGTTGTTATTAAGGGATGTACCAAATCAACCGCATTAAATTATAATCCTAAGGCAACTGAAGATGATGGAAGTTGCAAATACCAAGGTAAAATAGATTGCGTAACCAAAAACTATTATGTATGGTCAGCAACTGCAAGTCTAAAATGGAAAGATAATGGCGTTCAGCAACAACCTCAAAGTGGAGTTGAATATGATTCATTTTCCATTAAACACGATGTAGGACAATTTAAGTTTTCGGGTGATGTTAGAGAAGTACCAAAGACACCTGTTAAGGCAGTACAAACATATAAGTACACAGTAAAAAATATGAATCATCATCCACACTACAATCAAACACCGAGATATGATGATATTGCAAATTATTATGGACAAAGTCAGTTCGGTAGT